TTTAAGTAAATGATTTAATTATTTTTTACTTAAATTAATTTATTTCTTATTATATCAAATGTATCTTCTACATTATCAATTTTATATCCTGTTATATTTTTATCATTTATTATATGGTAGTCATTACCATCTTCTTTGTATTTATCACCAAAATATATAATTTTTTTATAATTTTTTGGTTGGATTGTATTTAATATTTGTATTTTATCATATTCTACAGGATATAAACCAATACCAACACTACCACCTAAATTTATACTAATTTGTTTATGTATATTTAATTCTTTTGCTTTTTCCCTCAAATTTTTTAGCACATCATTCCTAATATTCAACTGATAATCAATAATTTTAAATTTTTCTCTTTCGATTATTGTTGCTTGCATACCAACACATGATAAATATACAATACCATTGCGTAAATCAACAAAATGACCACTTAGTTCATAGTCACATTCAGATAAATATTTTAAAAATATTTTAATTAATGTATTTATATCTTTGTATAATACATGTTCCCTTATATTTTTTTTATAAATTTCATGTAAATCAAGATTTATTTTTGAATTATTTTTATTATATACACATCCGCATTCTGTAAAATAATGGTCAAAATAAATAGAATCATTCATTTGATTTAATGCTTTTTCTAATGTTCCACCACCACATATTCCAATTTCATATTTTTCTTTAAGTTGATTTAAAAGAAGTGCATGTTCAGGTTTTATTTTATATGAAGATTCAGCTATTGTTCCATCAATATCAAAAATAATTATATTATCCATATTAAAATATAAAAAAAAAATTGAAAATTTTAACCAATATGAAAAATAAAGATGTTAAATGTGGAATTAAATACTGAATATTTATTATATGCTTGTTTATTTTTAATATTAATATTAATTTATTGTTTATTTATGAAAAATAAAACAACATACGTAAAGCAAAAATATGAAAATGAAAGTGATGATTTAAATGAAACACAATATCTTATTAATAATAATGAAATATTAAAAAAAAAAATAAATGTAAATGACATTATTTGTACATGTAAAACTTTTTATATTGAAGAAGATGAGTTGAAAAATTGTCAGAAGTGTATTCAAAGATATTTACATCATTTGGAAGAAAGTAATAAAAAAAGGAAAAAATGTTTGTCTTTTCCAAATTAATTTATAAAAATTTAGTGTATATTTTAATAAGCTTCATCATCCCATATCCAAGTATTCCTCCAAATCCATATTCTCCATTTTGATAAACAGCTTCTTTATTACCTATATAGCATACCTGACCTTTATTGTTAAATTGAAATTTATTTTTATTCATAAAATTAGTGTTAAATTGATTACCTAAGTATTTACCTTGTTGGTAAGCTACTTGAGCATTTGGAGGAGAACCACTATAAGCACAGTCACCAGCTGCCCATACATTATTTAATTTTTCTATTTTTAAATAATTATTAACAGGAATACCAAAACAATTATCATATTCTAATTTTTTATTTACTAATATACTTAATGGATGTATTTTAATTCCTCCACACCATATGGCTAAATCATATTTAATTTCTTTTCCATTATTTAAATATATTTGATTTTTGTCCATATTTTTAACAAAAGAACCAAACTGTAAATTTATATTGTTTTTTTTCCACAAATCTAGCGTATGTGACCTAATTTTTTCATTAAAAATATTTAATGGACTTGGTAATCCATCAATAGCATGTATATTATATTTCTTGTGTTGAATTTTATCATAAAATATTAACCCGTCTATAAAATTACTTAATTTAATATTTGAATTATTATTATCAATTAGATTACCAATAATTTCACTTCCTGTTAAACCACATCCCATTACTGCTATATGCGCATCATTTGGTAATTTTTTTATAGCTTGTTTAATCTTAACTGCATCATAATTATTTTTTAAATAATAACTATTTTCTTTTAAACCTTTAATATTAAAATCATTTATAACACTACCATGACACAGTAATAGGTAATCATAATTTTCATTATTTTCGAATTCACTTATTATTTTATTATTTTTAAAATCAAAATCTGTTACATTTTTTTTTTGAAAGTTTATAAGTGGATATTTTTCTTTTAAACTAAAACTTGTTTTTTCTTTATTTAATAAACTTGATGCTAAAAACGGTTGATAAATAAAATTTTCATCATTGGATAATACATGTACATCATACAAAGTATAGTCAATACTATCTAAAAATCCTTTTGTAGCCCATCCACTTCCCACAATATAAATTTTTTTTTTTATTATCATTATTATAAATCAAAATTTTAAATTTTATTATTTAACAATATTCAGGTTTAATTATATTTAATTGATTTTCAAATTTTGTTAATAATTGTCGTAAATTATCAACTCCCGCTGAAACATTATTATTTAAATATTTTGAATCTCTTTCATTTTCGCAATTTTCAGCTTTTAATTTTTTAAATTGTCCATTCATTTTATTTAAATCGTTTTTAGTATGAAACAAAGATGTTTCTAGTTCATCTATTTTTGAATATTTTTCAGTCAACAGTTTGATTAATTCATCTTTTTTCATACTTTTGAAATTAGGCAATTTAGCTTTATTCTTATTTACATTATTTACACTTACATCATTTTTTTCATATAAATCGTAAGAATGTGGATAAGGATCCATTCTGCTTTCAGGTAAATTTTTCATAATTGAATAAACTAACTGTACAGCATTCATTTGGTCTTTCATTTCCATCATTGGAATAATAATTTTACTGTTTTTCATTTCATCAATTTGTTCATCACTAGCATCATTTAATGTTAGTTTATATTCACTAGTAATCCAAATAAATGCTATTTTATCATATTCAAAAGGATCTCCAATTATATTTACACTATTTTCAAATTTATTAAAATTATCTTTAATGTACATATAATCAACAATTATACCATTGACATCTTCCATTTCTTTGATAATATCAAAATAATAGATATCATGTTTTTCAATTGCTTCTATTCCTTCTGGGGGAATACAAGCATTTTCGCCACTGCAATCAAATTCAAATTCAATAATTCCGTAGCTTAAAAGAAATTGTTTTAGGGATTCAGAAATATTTTCTATTTTAACTTCAAATTTATTTTTTACTTTTAATGGTACAATTAAATAAGAGTCATATGCTCTATTTTCTTCAAAACGAATAATGTCAAATGGTTTTAGATTCATTAAGTCAATGTTTGGAATAATTCCAAATTTCATTAATTGATATAATGGAATAATTTCTATTTCACGACCATTCCAACCAACAGATTTTATCTTTAATTGATGTTGATGTTTATGAAATTCATCTTCATATACATTAAAATCATGGATCATACTTTTCACATCTGTATTAACTGACATTTTTTTAGTTATTTATTTATTATAAATTTATTTAAATTTCAATTTTTTATAATTATAATTATAGAATTTATTCGTCTACTGCAAGAAGGCACGCTGCTCAGAATTCAATAAGACGATCTCGCAAGACGATCTCGCGTCAATTCGGCGATCACGTAGACCGGTGTGTGCCAGTCGCAGAGTCTTCCGTTTCGCCCGGTCGTAACCCAATACTCCTGTTGACATTCCATCCACTGATATCCTGGTTAAATTTTGCCGCCCGATAGAACATCCTCAGCATGTCCGTAACATTAGACACATCCCAATTACTGATATCCTGATTAAATTTTTTCGTAGCGCCGAACATCCATGACATGTCAGTGACCTTTGATACCTTCCATTTTTCAATGGGTTGGTTGAAGCCCGTTTCATAAAACATGGCTGACATGTTGGTGACTTTTGACACATTCCATTTTCGAAGGGGCTGGTTGAATGAGGTCGCACCAAAGAACATCTCCTTCATGTTAGTGACATTTCTCATATCCCAATTTCCAATAGGTTCATTGAACCTAACAAAACCTTTAAACAAGCACGATGTGTCAGTTACTTCAGAAGTATTCCAACCTGAGATGTGTCCATGTCTTTTTATTGCTTCTTCTTGATCTAAAAACCATAAAAAGACAGCATCACGAAGTGATGTGTTATCAAATGGTTTTCCGACAAAAGCCAGAATAGTGTCGATTGAATCCAATGGAAAGTCGCTATGCGAACTTCTCAATGTTAATAGTATGTTCATGTGGTATTTTCCCACATGAGTAACCATCCTTTTAATATTATTTTTTTTAAGAAGTGTCGATTTTTATATTTTAGACATATATTGATTATAAAAGTTCAAAATATTTTCTATTTCTTATTTTTTAGATAGTCTATAGTTCTTTGTTTATTACATTTATTCTTTATCTTATTAAAACCAGATATATTATTAATGTTTTTTCTTTGTTCTTTAACTTCTTTTTTTTCAAGATTAATATTAGTTCCCTTGTCTATGAAATTAGCAAGTTGAATGAAATAAGATGATGGTTTTTGAGAATCTGATTCTTTACATTGTATTTTAAATTGTTGTTTTATTAGTCCAGGACTATCATGGACTAGTAAGTTCAATAATCTATGATCACTCCACATATCATTCCCTTTTGGAAATATTGCAACATAAAAAATACATTCAAATAATATTTTTTTATTCAAGTTGAAAATAGAATCACTCAAAATTAAATTCAAATGTTCTTTATTATATGGAGGCTGACTACGGTGTCTCAACTCTCCAATATTATATGGACACTGACTACAGTGAATGAGTTCAATATGGTTGGATAGAATATGAGAAAATAAAATTTTTTTTTCATTATTCCATTTGTTTAGAAAAAGTAGCATATAGTTTGCGATTTCTCTTTCTTCATCATATGTAAAACCAATGAAAGAAGCAATATTACAAATCAAATCATCGTTCAAACTATCAGATTCAGGTTTAGAATATTTTTCTTCAATTATTTTTCTCAATTTAGATTTATTTAACATTTTTGGTAAAAACTAAGAATTATATTAATTAATTTGATATGAATCAATTTTTTAATCAATACATTTTGATTATTTATAAATAAAAATTTCTTCAAGATTTTTGATTTCAAGTTGTCCATTTTCATTAGAACAAACCTTAGGATATTTAGTTCTAAAATGTATTAATTTTATATTTTTAGGAGATCCTACCAAAGGGGAATCTACAATTGTACCATCAATTTCTTGAAAATCTACATTTGTATTGATAAATTTTATACCATATTCAGGTTTGTAACATTTAATATACATTTTTTTTGCTATTTTTAGTGATTTTTTGAAATTCTTCGTGAAATTCCACAATGCCATATTTACATTTGATAAATACCATTTTGTCCAATCAATATCAGTAAAATTTTCAATAGCTTGTACATAAAGTACAATATAAATATATTTGTCTATTTTTTTTGTTTTAAATTTAATGATTAAAATCGAATCATCTTTTGACATCTTTGTATTCAGTTATTAAAATTTACCTTTAAAATCAATTTTTATTATTGTTAATATAAAAATTGAAACTATTCTAGGTAAGATTACATTTTTTTAATTTATAATTTTATATACTTTAATATTTAAACTAATCGGATAAATTTTATTATTTTAACAACTTGATTGTCGTATTGAATAGTCATTGTACCATCAGCATCTTTTAAATTTAGTAGAAAATCAATACTAATTTTTAACTTTTCTAATGATTCTAAAAAATAAGATACAGGATTTGATTCTAATATTTTGTTATTATTTTTTAAATTTTCTATATTACACGCTCTTTCAAACCATGTTAAATTAGGACTATTTTTTTTAATATCTGATTTAAATATTATATCTTGTTTAAATGTTTCTAATATACAACTACTTTTACTAGATAAATAACAATTATTATTTATGTTTCTATAAACTTCATAATTTATTCTGTAAAATGAATTGTATTGTGTTACTAAGTTATTATTTTGTAATATACAATCAAATACATTTTTTTTTAAATTGTTTTGTTCTTTTACAGCATTATATAGTTTATTTGATGAATATATTTTTTCATGACTTAAATAAAAATAAGAAGTATTATTCTGTAATAAAGTTATGAATGACATATTTATCCAACGTAAAAATAAAGATTCTGGTATTTTATTTTTTACAAACAAAGTACTCATAATTTTATCATTAAATAAATATTGGTTTTTCTTTTTATTGATAGAACATATAAACATTTTAACATCATTATCAAAAAAAATATCGGGAATAATCTCAAATAAACTTTCAAATATTTTTTGTTTTAATTTTGCTTCATACTCACCAGTACCACCATCTCTATCTTTAATTTCTACATTATATGATTCAGAATATAAAAATTTTATTCTAAATATAGGAAAAGATGGACATAAATAACTATTAATTAATTTGGATATAGTCCAATCAATAGAATTATCTTCAATTATATTATTATTTGACATATTAATCATGTATATTTAATATTATAAAAAATATTCAATTTTTATTCATCATCTTATCTAAATCCAATAAAGGTACTGAATAAGTTCCACTTCTTATTTCATGATGCCCAATATGTTTTTGGAGATACTAAATAATGAAAATAATGTAGATGCTTTAGTTTTAACTAATTATTACTTCCGATTTTTTATAAAAATAATCTTCATTTTCAATACAAAATAATGTGTGTAAAGGTATATTTAAATGTGGTATTTCATCATGTTTATAGCATAAAAAATATGAAAATATAACTCTTATTACAGCATTATGAGATATAATTAAAATTGGTTTATTTAATCTATTTAATTCTAAAATAAATTCTTTGATACGAACAATTAAATCAAAATAAGACTCACCTTCAGGATATTTAAAATGAAATTTATCATCTTTTCTATTTTTATATAATTCAGGCATTTTTAATTTAACATCATCATATGTCATATTTTCACAAATACCTCCATTAATTTCATTCAATATATCTCTATGTCTAACATCATAATTATTTTCAATAAATAAATGTGCTGTTTTTTTTGTACGTTTTAAATTACTTGTAAATATAATAATATCATCTGGTTTATAATGCAATGATATATAGTTATATAAATTTCTAGCATATTTATATCCGTCTTTTGTAATATCAGGATCTCCTCCTATTCTATTTTCTAAATTAAATAAGCTTTGTCCATGACGAGATATAAATATTTTTTTTACACATACTGTAAAATTTATTAAATAATTTAATAGTATCGTTTCAAGATTGCCATAAATATTATTATATATAACTTTTTTACCACAATTATATATTTTCATGTAATTAACATTTTCTTCATCATCTATGTCTTCATATATTTCTTGATAATACTCTATTCTTTTAAAAAAATCTTTTTTCATTAATACATCAGAAGTATTAATATAGTCTGGTGATTTTTTTTTAAAATTAATATTATTAAACAAAATATTAAAATCCTTTGTTATATTTTCAAGGAAAATTAATCTTTTTTTGTATTTAAAATTTTTTAAAAAAGAATAAATTTTTTTTCTTCTTTTTTTAGTTGAATTAGTTGCGTCTAATATAGCAATATCACCTAACTTATTTAATAAATAACTATTTAAATCAAACATAGCATGATAAAAAAATTTTTCTCTTAATTTAAGATTATCTTCATTATTATTATCAAAAAAATTCGCATCTTGTTTATTTTTTGTTAATTTACGTCTATAATTACCACAATTGAAAATTTCTGTTTTATAACCTAACCAATTTAAATATTGTTTTATGTGATTGGATGTATAACTCTTACCACTAGCAGGTAATCCAACAAAA